CAGTCTCTGTGAACGAACTTCCTTCATCATTAATGATTGTGTGCCTTTTGCACTTATTTCTAGGTCTCCTACAATCTCTGGAATGTCCGCATTGAATTGCATATTCCACTGAAATAGAGAATGACCTAACGGGCGTAACAAATAATCATCTACGTTCTTAATAACTGTTTTTATATTTAGTGCTGCCGCACCGAATAGCATTGACATTCCCGCAGCCGTACGTGTTGTTGATTGTATGCCTGTCTGTCCGTGTGAGTACGATGGAATGCCTGTCGATTCATCGGCTAATTGCCTAAACTTATCAAACATCTGTAAATTTTCTTGTGCCGTGTTTGGAAACTTTAATCCGTGAATGGACTGACCGGGCTGTCCATTTTGTCGTCTGAATATCTTGCCCGGAAATACCTTCAGGTCTTGACCCGGTACAAGCATCGTTTCATCCACATCAAAAACAAGATTTCCTGCCAGAGCCAAGTTATCGATAGCCATTCTTGCGTGGCCATTCATAACTTGCTGTGCATCTTCCATATTTTCTGGAACACCCACACCAAAGAATTGATAAGGATTTAATTCATATGGAACAACTAAGTATGGCAGTCTACTCGGTGTAAACGGATTAATAACTAAACGAATGACATATTGTCCACACACCCAAGCATTAACTTGTAATTCATCCAATTCATCATCTAGTTCATCAAGTTCCAAACCTGACTCTTCAGCAAGTTTCTTATCCATCTTGCCCCAATATTCTAAAACTTCAAATCGTTCTTTTTTAAATTCTGTTTCGTTCTCCCTGTCTTGAAGACTGTGTTCAAATCCTTTCGGAGTATAATTCGGCCCTTCTTCCAAGCATTTAATTATTTCTTCGTGTCTGAAAAATGGCCTGTCAATTAATTCACGCAACTGCGTTGCATTCATTTTATGACGTTGGATGATATAATTGCAATCTTCTATCTTTGTTGATTCTGGGTCTGGATATAAATCCCAACAACTGACCGCCTCCACCATTGGACAAACTTTTCTAGACGGGGTATAACTTGATGCCCCTGTCTCTGGGTCTTTAGTCCAACGATGCATATCCTTTTCAAATGTAAAAGGCCCCTTAAGAACGCCTGTTCCTAAAAGAGCCATCTCAAAAAGTGTATGCCGTATTTCTTTTGTTGCGTTATTCTCTTCCAATTGGTCAAGAATAAGTTTCTTCATATTTTCAGCAGATTCTTTTGCAGGCTCTATTTGAGTCATTTTCTTCAAGTCTGGAGCAGCACCTTCCGTAAACTGTGCCTCCCCATTATACTTTTCCGATAAGCCTCCTAGGATGTCATCATAGGTCGCCCCTGCCGGTAACTCTTTTCCATCTCCCGAAAACCCATAAGGATTTTCCGGTTCATTGACCTGTCCTTCTTCCTGTGTCTTGTTAATATGGGCGTATTCCGATACGCCATCTGGAAGTGGTGTCGGATCAATTCCAATGGGAAATTTTCCAGAAGAAAACAGTACATCAATAATCTGCCCGTAAGCAGCAAGAACTTTAGTCTTTGTTACCTTTACAAATACACGTGACTTTTCCGATTCGGTAAAAGCCATATCATTACCATACAATCCACGGTAATTTCTATAAGCTTTCAGCCAACGCTGTTCATCAAAGTATCGTGCATCCTCGGAAGCTGACAGCTTCCCCTTGATAATTCCAACTAATAAATCTTCCTGTACGGTTTTTTCATCCTTATCTCCCAGAGATAGAATTTCATCTGTTGGTTTTTGTTGCATTTACTTAGCTGTTATGTGAGCCTTGCGTAATCTTTGCTTTTGACCAAGACGCAGGTTTTGCGTTTGCTGATTTTCCACCCGCACCAGAAAATTCTCCTTGAGAGTATGTTTTCGTAATGCTTGAGTCTAATTTTTCATTAGAACCCTTTGGATAAGCAGCACCCATTTCACCTTGCGTATATTTTTTCGTAATTGGTTGTGGCATTGTTTCCTCCTGTTAATGTTTACGTTTTCGTTTTGATATTGACCTTTTTTTTGATTTAACTTTTAATTCTTGAAGTAATTTTTGAAGGTATATTGGTATTCCATATTTACGTGTTGGTTTTGGTAATTTCTTAGGTGCTACTTTCGCTAATTTTCTCTTAGGTTTCATTTCACCTAAAGTCATTCCTGCAGCCCCTCGACTACGTTTCCTTCCTATGTTTATTTTTTTTAATCTATTTCGTTCCAGTATTCTTTGAACTGTTCTCTCTTCAGATGGAGTTAAAGGTAGTCCAGCCCTGTATTTTTCCATAGGTGTTTTAGGTTTTAGTGGCATATTAATAATCCTTTTGATTGGCTTTAGCCCAAAAAGAAGACTGGACGTGACTATTCGGTTTGCTTGGATAATCCTTAGTGGCAACATCTACATCAGCTTCTCCACCGTGTGCTGATAGGTTAAGATTTTTCATCTTGTCTTTTTTCTTAGAATAGGGCTTACCAAGATCACCCTGTTTGTATTTGGTCATTACTGGTTGTGGCATTTTAGCCCTCCTTAATTTTAGTTTTTAGGTAATCCATTAATTCTGGATTATCTACAAACACTGTTGTTAAACCATTAGCTATTCCATTAACTAATTTTTCTTCTTCTTTCTCTTCCAAATCAATATGCCATTGATATATTATTGAGTGTAAAACTTCGTGCAATATTGTATTGGCGTGGGAAACTCCCTTTTCATCAGCCACATAGCCGATGATTCCTTCCTTCTGAAAAAACTGCCCTTGGGCTTCATTTGCCGTTGCAACAGTCTGCTTCCATTCCTCTAGCTTGTAATCCCTGTATCCAACCTTTATGGATTCAGGTACTTGTATCTTTACCATATGATCTCCTTTAATATCCAAAAACTTTGTCAGCAGGTTTAAATTCCACATCTTTAGGTCTATTCCAATGAGTTTGCAGGGAATGGGGATGGAGCGGTCTGCTCATACACCCGTAACGCAGTGCATCATAGGCGTGGTCTTCCGCATTCGTGTCCACATCTTCTGGATTATGCTTGTCAGTTGGTAGTAAAGGAAGTGTTCTTACTGTATTTATGCAATTTGGAAAAAAGAATATTCCGGGATAATTTATGTCCGGGTCTACATATAATCTTTTATGAAGTTCAAGCTTACCGCTTATTCGACTGCGTGGTGACCTGTCTGATGGTCTCCAACTGCATCCTTCTCGAATCATTGTCTCAGCTATGCTCGGCCCTGCATCTCCACGCTTTGCCCACGTGGATGAATCAAGGACACCATATCTTATATGTTCTCCGTGTTCAAGTTCTAAAACTTTTTGTGCAAATAAATCGGCTGTAACCTTTTGTGTATACAGTTCCCTATAGACATACAGATAGTTTTCAAAATCAATAGCAATCCATAGACAACAAGCAGCACTAGCATACCCCCAATCACAAGTACGAAACTTAACCCAATTATGAGGTATTTCAAAAGGTTCGATAACGTGTACATTCCTGTTAAACTCTGGAAAGGCAGAGCCTTCAAACGCATCCCAATCTCCTTCCAAAAATTGTTTTCTTTGTACTTCCGGCAAGGATGACAGCATAATCATATAGTCATCCGTTTGCATTAGATAGGGATTATCCTGCAGTTTAGCGGGAATGAACCGTCTTGTTATTTTTTTAACACCAATAGGTGTTTCAATTTCAAGTGTAAAGGGCGTATTGGATTCAGCAGGTTCGACAAACATTTCTCTAACCCACGTTGAGCCAATATTCCCCGGATTTCCTGTTGCTCTCATATACACAGGTATCTCTGGGTCTACACTTCTTAGGGAGGAACGTAAAAAGTTGTAAATTTCTGGAGTAGGATATTGTGGCAGTTCATCAATACCTATCCACGTGTAGGATTGTCCTTGATAACGCAAAACATCCGTTAGATTTTCCGCATAACCAAATTCAATTCTCGCCCCGGAAGTAAACCTCCATTCTTTTTCCTGCTCTCTCCACTTTGCACCGGGAAATGCACGGGTATAAAGTCGTTGAGAGTGGGAAATTAAATCCCTTAATTCTGGCATCGAACGTCTGAGGAGTAACGCACGATGATGGGTTTTATGACAATAGCGAAGCGGGTCAACCAACATAGCGTATGATTTTCCACCACCCCTCGCACCGCCATAAAAAACTTCCTGTTCACTTGCTGCCAGAAATTCAGTTTGAGGGCCTTCGTTAGGCTTGAAGATAATTTCTTTTTCCGCTACAACATCCTGTATTGTCGGAGGTAGCTGTTCAAGCTTATCTTCTTCTACAATCTGTGATTCTTTGCCTGAAAGGGCATTTTCTATGTTCTTTAAATTTTCTTTTTTTGTTTTTGCTTTTCGTTGAGCTAGGGTGTATTTTTCCCTAGCCTTTTCTACTTTTCTATTTTCAGATTTTAATATCTGTCTTGCTGAACGCTTTGCCTTGGTATATTTTTCCTTTAATGTCAGAGTCTTTGAAGGAATAGATGCTACTCTTTTCCTGCCAACTTTCTTTAATTTTGGTGGGGCAATATCCTCTACCATTGTCTGTTTAAAACTTTTCTCAAGCCCATTCCCGTCAGTCTCCTGCCTGTCTTTCTAAAAATCCAATCGGCAACTTCTCGATAGGATGAGCCTTTTATGTATTTTCGTGCCTGTTCAAGAGCATCAATTTCCTCTTGAATAGGTTCTAAATAATTTTCTTTTTCCGATTCCTTGTATCCAAATGGTATGACACGAGCAACTCTTTTACGTAGAATTTTCTGCTCGTTCTCCATCTTTGGGCGGGAGAATAAAGATTCCTGAAACTGATTTGACATTTATATCCACCTTTTCTTTTTTCGTTAAACCTACTCTATCCAATATTTGTTTTGCAGCTTCCACTCGAATACTTGCATTGGGTGTACTCCCGTCCTCATCCAACGCATTGACCAATCCCATTGTCGCCTTTGGAGAATAGGAAGCCATCACTTCCTCCGCCCGTTGAATGATTTCATCCTTTAACGCCCGTATCACTTTCGGATAGGAATGCTCTGAATATCCCGCCATCTCTCCTGCCTTCTTTGGATTGCCCTTTGCGTTTCC